ATCAGGGCAATCGTATCTTCACCGATACCGATACCTGTATTCTCCCCGATCATCTTATCTTTCCATGCAGCAAAGAAGATATTACCGCAGTCATAGGGATATTCCCTTGCCCTGATAACCACCTTCTGCTGGGCAACAGTAATAATTCCCCAGACATAGTCATCCTCAAAGGGATTGATATCCGCCATGTCAGTGAGTTTGCCGGTAAGCAAGGATTTCGGCACCAGCCCATGGTATTCCAGTATCTGCACTTTATCCTTCAGATTGATATTCGGATTGGTTTCCAGCACCGGATATTTCAGACCGTCAAGTTTTTTAATGTCAGTATAAATGTCATCCTTTTCTTTCTGTCTCAGATAAGATACCGGCACATAATCCTCGACAAATATCTTCCATGAACTTAAATCGTTACAATACGGATCAGATACAAACTTGGTGATATCAACGATATGGATATTCGGTCCTTCACCATTTTCATTCTTTTCCCATGGGACATAGCCTACCCCATAGCCCAGAAGTTCATAGCTTTTTAACCATGGTTCCAGTTTTCCCTCAACGCCCACCTTTTCCAGATCATACTTAATCTTGGCTTTGGTAATCTGAACATCTATATAATCATCATCTGGACCCGGCTTTAAGTCAAAAGACTCGGCACCCTTAGAAAGCAGTACCGACTGGTAATGGGAAACCTTATTCCGGACAATCTTCTTTAACATAGGGATATTAATATTTGCAGCAAGGGAAGTCTCTGACCCCTGACTCTGATAGATATTCCGGTAACTCTTTTTGATGGACTTCCACTTATTAATATGGGGATCCCAGTAATCCTTTCCTTCTTCGTACTTCTTTAACACCCAGTCCAAAACAACATCGTGGATTGTGTCTAAGGCGTGTTTTTCCTGTTTATTTTTAGAAGCCAAAACGCTTTCACCTACTTCTCTTTTTTAACTGATATATATTTATCCTGTATTTCTACACCTGGTGCTTTCTGATAGACAATCTCTCCTTTATCGCTATCATCACATAAGAAACGATAGCCAGCCGGTGCATTATTGACCCGGTTGATGATTTCATTCAGGTCATCAATCCACCGCTTAATGGAGATCACTGCATTTAATAGAAAAAAACAGGTGATTAAACAGATTAAAATTATTGCGGTTAACATTTTACCCCCTATATCCTGTAAATCTATCTGCCCTCTGCCGGGCAATATAATCATAATACTGGTCCAGCTTAGAATACTTGCCGGATGTATCATGGGTCATTTCGGTAATAGCAGTCGCAGCATACCTGAAAGAAGCACCGGCATGAGTGTGAACATCCTTTCTCTCAAAGTCAGTATAGAACTGATGCTGTTCATTGTACTGCCTGCCCCACTGCTCTAAGTGGGAGATTCCCACTTCACACTTTTTCTTGTCAAAATAACATCTGGACATAATGCTCTTGGCATTATCTACACTATTTTCAAAACTGTCTCTCGGTAAGGGCTCAAACTCCAGACCGATGAACGAAGCCTTCTCCAATCGGGATATTGCCCTTTCCTGTTTATCATTCAAAGCCCCTTCTTCTCTGGCTTTAACATCATGCGGTGCATAGTGGGTAATGTAGTGATAGCCTTTTTCCCTTAATATGCGGGCATAATGGACAAAACTGTAACCGCTTGCCTCGTAGTAATCAATAAAATGAACAGCCTTGCCGATCAGCTGGTAAAACCATATCGCTGTAAAATCGGCGACACCCAAATCCCACGAAGTATAGACCGGTGCAGTCTCCTCATAAGGAACTTCACAGATTCTGCCTTCATTATTTGCCACCTGCAACTGCTTGCCTAAGTAGGTGCCTTCAATACCTTGATTGAATGAGCAGTAATATTCCTGCTGTATAAAATCCTCAGACTTGCCCCTTGCCCTCTCCCTGTCAAGGTCTTTTTCGGTTATCAATGGATTACCGTTGTGATCATAGGTCTTGGTAATCGGCATGGTAACGGAATAGCAGGTCTCCGGCATCTTCTCCGCAGCCTGAAACATATGGTAGTAATGGTTGTGTCCGTTAGGCGTGGAGTTGACGACTAAATATCCCTTTGTCTTTACCAGCATAGGAGAAACAACATCAAAACCTCTGGGATCCTGAAAGGAAAACTCGGAAAAGACTGCCCCGTTAGAAGGCTTACCACGCAGGTTTTCATACTGCCCTTTCTGTGTGCCGAAAAACTGCAGTTGGCTGGTTCCTTCCCCTGCCCTCAGGGTCAGTTTCATATCCTGATTATCGGGGTTTTTCGCCATCAGATCTTTCGGGATATAATGGGTCAGGATATCATTTCCTTCTTCGTCTTTACCTTCCCAGATACTGTCCCTTGCCTGCTTCAAGGTAGGCCAGATATACTGATAGGTTCCGGGATGTTCCACCGCATAGGGAATCATCATTTCGCAAAAGCATAAAAGATCCTTACCGCCACGCCGGTGGTAGTTGAGCCAGATTTCATATCCCTGTTCAAATTTAGCAACTGCTTCTTCCTGCCAGCCATAATGGTTATAATTGTAAGGCACTTCAATTACTTTGAGCATCTTCTTCTTCCTTTGGTTTGGTTACTACTTTCCGGATAATCTGTATCTGGATAGGTTCTCCGGATTCTCCGGTTAACTCTGAAAGGTTGACATCAGGGACAAACTTTTTAACCAGTGCAATCAGCACCGGATCCGACTTCTTGGACCGCCGGACAAAATGCTTCATCATATCCCAGCAATCTTCTTGTTCTACTTCTTTGATAGCTTTAGCGAGGTTTCTTTTAGCAGAGTAGCGGTCATTGTTCTTTGTTCCAAAATTGTTACCCGGTGCAAACTGTCCATTCGGCTTAAAGTTGACCGGATCTTTGAGGTAGTTCGGTGCAACGCCACTGTCAAGTGCTTCCTTGTCATAATTGGCATCAGCCTTTTTTTCTTCTATCTCCCCCAGTCTGATTTTGGCTTGTTTAATTCCTTCCATATCCACATGGCATCATTCCTTTTCTATCTTGGTGGACAAACCCCGGAAGGGCAATCATAATCAACTATCCCTCTCGGTGGTCTGCTCATCTGTATTATTTTTCCTTCTAATTCCGACACTTTCTTATTATTCAGATCCCCCAGTTCCAGCAACCTGATCAACTCATTCACCTTTTCATCGGTAAATGGTTCAATCTCCGCATAACCATATTCCTTAACAAAATCAACAGCTTCTCTATATAACATTTATCCCATTCTTAATTCATATTTCATTTCCCCACACATCCCAGCCATCGGTTTTTTGTCTGGCAAATAATTCTATCCGTGGTAGGTCGCCACAAAGTTCAACAATTCTATCTCTAACAATGTTTGGTTTCTTTGAATGATTTTCAATAGGAGTATCTATAATTGAATGAACAGAGGCACTAATTCTTTGTGGTTTTCCTTTTGTGGCAAGTAAACAAAGTTCTGCATTTGCTCTTGTCCATCTACCCATTCCCCAAAACCAAGAAGTGCTTTTTTTGTTTCTTTTAATCCAAGTAAAAGCACAAGTTTTATATTTGAATCCCCATTCTTTAATTAAATCCCAACATTCATCTAATTTGGGCATTGTTACCCATAAAAACAAAACACAATTACTATCAGCTATATTTTGTAATGGCATATTTTTTAACCATTCCTGATTTTGTGTTTGGTACTTACAGCAAGCGCCCCTATTACCAGATAATGCTTTATCCCTATATTCCCACGGCGGATCAGCATAGATAATCTGATATTTCTTATCTGGAAATGGAATGGTTTTCATTTTTCCTCCTTATAGCTTTGCGTTTCCCCGCCCTCTAAACGCCTGACCGCTATAGTCGGTCTCCCCTCTCCGTTAGGAAAGTTACGGATGAAGCTCAACGCCACCGTATGCCCTTTTTACCAAGACAGCCGTAGCCGTCTTACAAGGGTTACCTAATTCTGGCAAGGTGATGTTATCACATCAGCTTTATCCTGACTTGAACCAGACTTGCCGACTTTCTTCCTTCATAGAAGGATATATCGGACATTTTTTGTCCTTTATGGAGATATGATTATTTCTGTTTCCAAAACTTTACTGATTTTGTATAGTACCAGAAATGTCTGATTGTTCTTCAATCCATTTTCTTGTATTCTCATATAATTGCATTTTAGGATCGTTCATTTATTGATAATGTTCATTAAATAGTTGTACATTATCATATTGAAACCGCACATCGTGTCCCCACAGGACGCCTTATGCACTTGCGATATAACATTGTTTATTAATAATTTTATTAATATTTACGACTTAATTTACGACTTAATTAATAAATGCAACTATTTTTTAGTAT